AAAGCTACAGTTTCAGCATTAATCGTTAAAGTAGATTGGCTAATCATCTCTCTAACTCTAAGCTTTGCATTAAAATCTGCTTCAGCTAATGTAATAAAATCTTCAGAAATTTCTGTTGTAAGATCTGTTCTGTTTAACCAATTTGCTATTGATGCTTTTAATTCTGTGTAATTTGTAAGTGCCATTAAATATTTCCATGTGCAGTCTTGAATAATTGAAATTCATTACTGTTTAATTTTTTTTTCATTATAGATTTTTGAACTTCTTTAGGTAGGGAAAACCAATTGCTGTTTCCATTATATTCTTTAGCCCAAACTTCTAAAACAATAATAGGTATAGATGCTACTCTTTTTAAATCTCTTTTTTTATTATAGCCATCATTAAGATTATAAAGTTTTTTATTATGATCTAAAACGGATTGGTGGTTCATTGATCGACCAACACTTATCGTTTTATTTTGTTCATCACTATAAAATGCAGTTGAAACTACACCATTATTATCTACCGAAACTTTTTTCATCTACCTTGACCTCTATATTTTTTTCTTTTGGGTCTGTTTTTAGAATATGACTTCGCATGACGACCTGGTCTTTTAATTGGTTTAGGTTTGATGTATGTATTAACACCAAATAAACTCTTTTTCTTTTTTGCCATTATGTATCACTAAATAATTTTATTTAGCCACACATTTCAGTTACATAAAGATGTCCACCACCAGTTGCTTGAATACCAGCTACTTTTTGACCTGGAGAAACTTTAAATATTTCTATTTCTTCAGCAGGTAAATATAATGAGCTAGTTGTAGCTGTAGGTGTTCCTGCAAACTCTACATGACAATCTGTTGTAGAAACTAATCTTACATATTCAGCACCTGTTGCAAAAGCATTAGCTGTTGCTGCTGATGTTCCACTGATTGTTACTTTTTGTGTTGTTGTTGGTCTAAGACCATAGTTATATGCCATAATTTTTATTTCCTATTGGGTTAAGGGGAATATAAGGCTACCTATACTCCCCATAATTTTATTATCTTCTGATAACGAAAGTGAAATTACACTTACAAGTACCAGTCGATGCTCCGTTTGTAGTGATCTTGATATAATCGCCATCATTTACATTGTTTAAAGCTGTAGGTTCAGATGTACTAATATCACCTATTGCATCACTTCCATGAGTAATAGTGATTCCTGAGCCAGTTACTACAGTTGATGGTGATTCACTTGTATGAAAAGTAAATACAGCATCTGCCGTTGCAACAGCTCCGTCTTGAACCATTATAATTTTTATAATTTTACCTTTATCAGGTACAGCTACATAAGTTGAACTTGCTGTAGATGCGTCAGCTAAAGATGCGTTTATAAAATAATCGTTTAATGTTCTCATTTTTTTTTCCTTTTATTTGCTTCGTTCCGTCAATGACTTCAAAGACCAAACAAATTGATTGATTGATATTAGGGGAGAAATAAATCCCCCCTAATTTAATAATGATTATGAGTGTGTTACATCAAAAATACCACCACTTGCTGCTTCGTTTTTAGAAACAAGTGTGTATTCTGCTAACATAAATTTCTTCTCAGCATCACCAGTTTTTGAAAGGTCTGCTAATTGGAAATCTCTTAGGTAAGCAACTGCCCACATATCAGGTTGTAATACATAAACAGATCTTTGTTGTTGAAGTCTGTTAGGTACAACTTGTAATGTTGAGAAGTCTGATTCATAAACATCCACTGATGCTACAAGTCTTTTGTTTTCTGCAGGGTCAAATCTAGTTGATCCACCAGTAAAACCTGAAAGAACTTGTTTATTGAAAGCACCACACATGATCATAGATGGATTTCCACCTGAGTCATAACATTCTCTTACAACTTCTTTAAGTTGATCTTCAGCGAATGCTCTTTGTGTTCCATTAGTTCTTGCGTCAGAGCCATCCCCAGTAGGGTTAGCTGCTGAACCAGTTCCAATGCTAGTGTTTGTTTTAATCCAAGAATCGATAGATCCTAATGCTCTTGCAGTGTTCACTGCAGCACCAGCACTTTTCGCTTGGTTGTGTGTTAAAACAGATTCCATATCTCTTTTAAGCTCTTTTGAAGCTTTAGAAATTTGGTAAGCCATTTCATTGTTTCTTCCAGCAGAAGTAACAGCCAAGTTTGTTCCTGATACAATTGCAGCTTTCGTTGAAATCTGCGTATTGTTATTCAGTCTAACTGATGGTGTTAATGTTGGAAATGATACTTCATCACCCTCAGAAACTTTGTTAGTTCTTGAAGCTGCTGCTAAAGCATCTGTTTGCCACTCATGAAGAGTCGATGTTGCCTTTTCTCTACCTATAGCACTCATCATCGGTGTGTCCGATGGAGAGATGTTATAAATAATATTAGACAAATCTTCTCTAATACCTTTAGTGGTAAAGGTTTGGTATGTGTTTGTTATTGCTGCCATGTTATTACCTTTTTAAGTTTAATTGTTACCGATTACATCTAAAAAAACACTTTGGGCATCTTTAATGCTTCCAGTCTTTCTTAGACGGCTCAATTTGTCCTTAAATTTATTGGCACTTAAACTTTCTTTTGTCTTTTTAACTCCTGAAGTAAAAACTTTGCTAGGCTTTGCAATTTTTTTAGCAATATTAGGTTTTTTACTTTCTAATGAACGATATTTCATCGCATCATTAACAAGCATTACTATTCTATGATCATAGATTTGACCAATTTCTTCGTCATTAAAACCATAACCACTTAAATAGTTTCTCATATTGTTTTTTATTGCTGAAGCTTTTTGTGGATCATTAAAATCAGGTACTTTTGATACCAGTTCTTTTTGCTGATCTTTTACAAAGTTTTGGATCTCTCTTTGTTGAATAGACTTAGCTTTTTGAATCGCTTGGTTAAAAGCATCTTGCTTTCTTCTTAAACGATGTTCTATCCTAGTCGCTTCAACAGGATCTTCTTCATATAGTTTTTCCAAATTCTGAGAGTTCATCTCTGAATCTAGTTGTTGCTGTGCAACAGACATTAGTTGGTTTAAATCACCTAATTTTTTGGAAAAATTTTGCCTTTGTTTTTCCGTTTCGGACTGAAATAACCTTTTGTCATAAGACAGTTCTTCAGTCTTTCTACGATAATCAGAATCTCTTGAATAACCAGCTTTTAATTCGTCTAGGGTAACATCAAATTCTTGACCAGCAACTTTAACTTTGTAGGTTGAATTTTGTTCCTGTTGAATCTCAGGTGCGTCTTGTTGAGATACTTCTTCTTCATCAGAAACTTCCACTTCAGGTTCTGTTTCTGACTTTTGTTCTTGAACTTCAGGTTGTTCTTCAGTTTTTGGAGATTCCTGTGTTTCTTGTTCTTGAACTTTTTGTTCCTCTGTGTTTTCTTGCTTAGTTTCTTTTACATCTTCTGTTTTTGCTTGTTCCTGAGGATTTAACAAGCCTGAGATGGATTCTGCTGCTTTCGCAACATCAGATTTTGCTTCCTGTAAAGGATTGGCGAAATTGTCTGACATATTTCCTCCGTTTGTGTTTAAGCTCCCTAATGGGTTGGCCTATTTTAACCTTAATGATTAAAATTTCTTTTGTTGATCGGCTTTACGCAAATCTTCTAATTGTCTTTTTGCTAATTTGCCTGTTTCAACTAATTCTGTAAAATGTTGTTCAACTTTGCCTATAATATTATAAGCTAACCACAACTTTTCTCTTGTGCTTTGTTCTTCAGCACCAGTTTTAAATAAACTCTCTGAATATAATTTTTTTAACTTATCAATCGACTCTTTAAAAAGAGGATTTTTAAGTATCAGATCGGCTTGGTTCGCCTGACTGACTTCCTTGTTCAGTTTGCTTTTGTCCTGCATCTAGTCCTTTAATTTGTCGTTCTAGTTGATTTGTAGATTGTTGTGCAGTTTCAAAACTCTTATACTCATTCGATACTAAAATTTTATTCAAATCAGCATCAGCTTTAATCTTAGCTGTATCTAATTGTGCGTTATATTTTAATTCTAATTCTTTGATCTTAGTTTCAAATTCTAAAATCATACTAGCATTTTTGCTTTGCATTTCTCTCAATTGCAATTCAAGAGTTGCAGTTTTTCTCTTGTTCTCAGCATCAATTCTAGTAAATTCAATTTTTTCAATTGGTGTTAATGGTGGTGGAGGTGGTGGTGTTACCATTTGCATTCCAACTTCAGGATTAGTGAAATAATTCTCAACATTTTTAAGCCCAGCATTTTCTATAATTTTTGCCAAACTATTATAAATGTTTTTAAGAGATACCATTGGATATTCTCTGCCACCTTGTAATTGCCAAGCTTGAATTTGCTTATCTAAAACATTGTTTAAAATAAGCAGTTGTTGTTCTTTACTACCTGAACCTAAACCTACTGTAATAGTAATATTATATCTATTTCTCCATTCAGTTGGTTTAACTGGAACAAATTGATTATTTAATTGTACAATTCTTTCCTTGTCTTGATATTTAACTGTAAGCTCAAAAATTCTTTTAAATAATTGTTTGACACCTGTTTCAGAAAAAATTCTAGCAATTAACTCCATACGCATTTGCGTTTGAGTCATTAAAGTATTAATTCCTGTTGCTGTTTTATTTAAACTATCAGCATCAAGGCCTTGACTATATCTTGTTACACCAGTTCTAGTTTCTCTAACTGTATCTAAGTATTCTAATAATGGAAATGCTTGTTGAGATATGGTTTGAGATTGCATTGGGAACATAACCTGTTGAGGAGGTTGTTTTGTTCTTACAATTCCACCTGGTCTTGAAGTTAATAAATCATCAAGATTAACCATGCCATCCATCACAGCAACTCTATTATTATTTGTTAAATACATATTATCTAACAATTGACGCATTACTGTAGATTTAACTAATTGAACATCTTCAACTAATTCACTTACACTTCTGCCATAAAATCTATGTGGCATTGGAATAGGTGTTAAACTACAGAATGGAATAAAATCACATGGATAGTTTTCTAAAATTTCTTCACCTTGCCCAGCTACACAAATTTTTCTAAGTTCAGCTACTCCATCACCATCATAATCAAGTTTTATATAACACTCATAGATCTCCACTTTTTGAGTCGAATGATCAGGGGCATCATCTAAAGCAAAATCCTCTAGTCCATTTTGTCTAGTAAATTTTTCAGTATTATAAGGTTCTGTATTCGTTGTAGGTAAATTATTTACCACTTCCTTATCATAACCCATCTCAATTAACTCAGATCTAGTTTTATAAACTTTATGAGCTACAAAATTTGAATTTTCGATAGATTTTGAATTTTGGTGTATTAAAAATTCTTCAGGTGGTATATTTTCAATTTTTACTTTGCCAAATCCTGAATATCTTTTAATAACTGCGTTACATAATTTTGGAACTTCAACTTCAAGTTCTTCACCTTGTTCACCAGCGATGTCTTGTAATTTTTTAATTTCCTTTTCAGCCTTATCATCAATAAACTCCTCTTTTTCGACAACCTCAACATTAGGGTCATCTATTAATAGTTGGTATTCTTGATATGTTAATCTTTCGTAAGTTTCTTGTTCAACTTTTTGGCTATTATCCCAATAAACTTTTACAATTCCATTTTTTTCTAATAAAGCATCTTTAAACCAAGTATATAAAATCTCAAAACCTGGATTATCTTTATAAAAAATATAATTAATATAATTAGTTACTTGATCAGCTAATTTAACATCTTCAGCTTTCATGGGTTCACATTTAACCACTTGATCTGAAGCTGTAAAAATTCTTAAAAGGTTAGGTAGGATAGTTTCGATAGTATCAGCAACATCTGTACTTACGACTTGTGAACGACCATCTATTTCCGTACCTAATTTATCTCCTAGATAGTATTCAAGTGATTTTTTTCGTTGTTCTGATAACTCCCCACCAATAAAACCCAATGAGTTTGTTATTTCCTGTTGTATAATTCCTTTTAATTCTATGTCTGATAATTTTGCCATATTAAACTATATAATTTGTATTTACTGGTATTTCCTTTTTCCAATTTGAAGCATCAGCTCCATAACCAACAATCCCAGTTCTAAAAGCATCTGCACAGTGCGATGCAAAATTGTGCATGGGCTTGTTTTTAAAACATTGATTTTTTTCATCCCATCTCTTTTGATATGCTTTTAAGTATTCAATAGCTTTTTGACATTTGTTTTTATCAAACCAACAATTCGGCAAAGCTTTTCTTACAGCTTCAATACCATCCTCAATGGATAATTTTGGGGCTACTTCAAAATTGATGCCTAGTTCTGCTGCACTATCCAATCTTGATTTACCATAATTGCCAAGCTCCCTAACCTTAATATCATGTGGGGCTATATGTTTTGAATATTCATATCCTCTATTATTTATGATTTTAGCATAATGGTCTAAACCCTCACCACTACTCTCATAATAATCAATTAATCTAATTTCATTTTTAAATCTTTGCACAAACCAAATACAAGTTTGGTCATTCATGCCTAGATCCCACCAAGTTTCCACATCCAAATCCTCATCATAAGGAACTTCAGTAATTCTTTTATTGCTATCTAAGCTTTCAATAATTGTTCCATAATAAGAACCTGTTATTGCAGCTTGAAATGAACATTCAAATTCTTGGTCGAATAATTCAGGCGACATCACTTGCTGTGCTGCTTCTAATTCTTCAGGATCTAAAATTTTAGTTTCAGAAGATTTAAAAACGCAAGTGTACCAATCTTTAGTCGATTGGGCTTGTTTATGTAATT